TGGACGAATCCCGCGAACGTAACGATCTGATACCTGATAGAGACAAATAGAAAACATCGTTATCACCAAATTCAACTACTGATTTAGGCGCTATTGTACCAGTATTCACCAGAACTTGTATTTGCTGGTTTAACGCTTCATCTGCATCAACAAACCAAATCTGAATTGCTTGTTCAGCAAAAACGGCGATGTTGTTGAAATAGTTGGCGATAGCTTTTAGGTCTTCAGACCCTTTTGCATTGTTGGACAAGTTGATAAACCCAGCGCCAAGCGTTGCATCATTCCACTCGTTAGGGTCATCAATTGCCGAGAAATGCAAAAGAGAGTCAGACAAGGCATACATTTTTGATTTTGCCGGACGAACAAAAGCGCCTGGAATATAACCGTTGATGCTGTTACTCGCCGCACCTCCATCCAAATAATTCTGGGCGGATGGACTAAAAGCTGTTGTTACGTTACCGCTTACATTGACAACCACGACATCATTGTTTTGCCCAGCGCCGCTATCGTCTGACATTATATTCACAGATGAACCAACTGAAGTTGCTTCAAAATTAGGCGTTGTCGTAAAGGAATTTATAGCGTCTGCTATAGCAGCGGCTGTTGCAGTGTTCGAGGTGTTCCAAACAACTTGGCCTTGGAACACGCTAACGCCATTAACAGTAATGCTTGTGACCGCGTTATCAACGCCACCAGATAGCGCGTTGATGTTTCCAACTGTGTATCCGCCTTGGGTTGTAACAGTTACGGCAAAGCCGTTTGAGGCAATGCCGTGATCGGCAGCCGTGATAGTTACGACTCCGGCAGCTGCGGTTGCCGTGTAATTTGGCACTGACGTAAAAGCGTTAATAGCGTCTCTGACATTTTCAGCGGATGTCGTGTTGTTGCCAGTGTGGGCTATTACGTTGGCGCTGTCTGTTATTTCGACATTGTTGACGCGAACAACGCGAATATCATCGCCTGGGTTAGCTGTTCCGCCTGTTACCTCGAATGAACCGCTTGCGGATGTTCCGCCAAGCGTTCCGGCTGTTATGCTAAATTTAGCTCTTGCTCGACCATCAAACCAGTCAGTAATCCGCGCACCGTTATAATAATGGTATATACGGCCATCAGCAAATTCGGCAGCGGCGTAAACTTGCCCATTAAAAAAGTCTGTCGATAAGACTTTTGTCATCGCTTCGGCTGTTGGATGAGCAAGTTGGATATAGTTTACGTTTGCAGGCGTACCGGAGGCAAAAGTCACAGATGAACTGGGGTCGCTTCCAAAGGTGTATATTTGTCCACCAGCCGCCGCTAGCCCAAAAGTGTTACTTGGCAAGGCAGCAAGGTTTACAAAGGCTGGGCGCTTCTCTATCTCGCCGCCTCGGGTGATGTGTGCGTTAGTTAGAGTTACAAGCGTTCCAGGGTTGCTGGTCACGTTCATGCGTCTAGCGTCCAAGCCCGATCGAAAGTCTTCAACAAGAATGTAAGGCATACTTAGATCCTAGCAACAAGTGGTGGGCCTTTTGGACGGTACATCCCTTCTGGTTCTCCGCCGCCGATGACGAATGTGTCGGTCTTGGCAAGCCGTGCTTTTAGCCTTGAGTAATGAGCGTTAGCTTGCTGCAACTTGTTTTGAGCGTCTGCCTGCTTTTGCCGCGCAGCTATTTCAGCGGCTGCGTATAAAACTAAAAGCTGGTCATCCAGATCTGCTAAATCGGCCGATGCGATAAATGGGCTGAGATTTTTGATTCCAGTTATCCGAACTTCGCCAGCGCCGCTAGATGCCACGCTGTTTGTCGAGGGAACAGGCCAGAACTCTACCTGATTGCCTTCGTAAGAGTCATAACGCCTGATCGGATAACTGGTCACGTTTCTGTCTGAGTCGTGTTGGTTCAACTCGTCTCGACCAATGCCGTAGACCAGCTTATGCCAGACATCACCATGCTTAAACTCAACCAGTTCGATGCGCTCGAAAGTTACATCTGCCGGCAGATTGTAATATCTCTGGGTTGCGCTGATGCTGAGATCTCGCTTAACACGGAGAAAAGGCCAGCTATAGTCTTCCCATAACCGGCGCTGTGTTCTTTGCAAATAGTTAACAAGAACATCTCTCATTGACCGCCCAAGGTTGGGTTGGAGCGAATGCCCTATTTCGGCGCGCAAATCCTCGATCAAAGTGCCTAAAGATGTTCCTCTAGCCATTTACTGCTCCCATGCTTCATTCTGTGGAGTGGTCGGATCATCTGCTTTAAATGATCCATCTGCCTTTCGAGCGCGTTTGCGAATTGTCTTTTTTGGTGCTGGAACCTCAGACAACTCTTTTACAAAAACTGGATCAAGCAATGCTTCACCAATCCGTGCGTCCTTTAAGGTTTTGGGCAAATCGCCATATTTTTGAAACACCTCGATGACCTTGCTGTCCTTGTAAAGGATGCCAAGGCGATCTCTTTCGACATCATCTGGGGTATCCCAAGTGCCATCGATGCGAATGTTGGTAATCGCGTCATCGCCATGCAGCGACTGCAAAATTACAATTTCTGGAATAGACACACTGTTTTTGTGAATTACCGCTCTGGAATCCCCGCCAATTGCGATATCGACTGAACCGTATTCAATCATTTAATCCTCCAATGAAAATAGCTGGAGCAGCACGATTACTGCTCCAGCTTGTTGTTAGGCGATTTCGTAAACGCCGTGACAGTTTAGCTGCGTAGCAACCAAAGCGCCGGTTGTGGTCAAAGCACGATACATCACATATTGATCGGCTGGCCGTGCTGGGCTATGCCGCTTCATCTTCTCGCCATCCATGTAGTACATGCAAAGCTTTGAAGAATCGATGATGTAACAACGCTTGTCAGGGTTCTGAGAAGTGATTGTCAGATCATCGAGCGTTGGATCGTACTGGAAGGTCAGACCGTTATATGTGATCTCACCCATCGCAATGTTCTGGCCGCGTGAGAAGCCTGTTTGCGAGTAGTTACCATTGCGGCGGAGTTCGTCAGCAAGGCGATCGAGGAAAGCTGATCCACAAACCGCGATATCTGGGCGGCCACCAAAACGCTTCAATTGGCGCATTTCAGTGTGAAGCTTTTCGATCAGTTCTTGACCATTTGCTGTTGTCGCAATTGCCACATCCGCACGGTTCTGCCACCAAGTGTTGGTTGCGTTAGACAGGCCACCAGTTGTTCCTGTTCCTGGAACATCCTTAATCAGTGTCTGAATACCCGCAATCGCGTCAGGGTCAGCAGTTCCATCGCCGTACAAGAAAGTGTTCATACCGCGTGAATAGCCTTCCATCATGTCGTCTAGCTTGTCTTGCAACAAGTTAACCAACACAGTCTGGTCACGACCAGAATGGTTTGATGTTCCGGCTCCGTTCAAACTATCGGTGACACTGATACCGTCTTTTTTCAATTCGGTAAGTGTCAGCGAAATGCCTGAGTGATGCTCTTTCCAAGCATAGTTGGCACGTTTGATGTTGGCTGGGTTTGCGTAGGTCACAGTCGCATTGTGAGTGTAACCATCAACAGTTGTTGTGTAGTCGCCTTTAACTGCGACTGATACTTCGCCTTTTCCACCTGGGAAAGTCTTTGCTTTGCCGTCCATAGCACTAAGCAGAGGCTTATCCGCGAGTGTCTGGCTTAGTACCTTGCCTTTTTCTATATAATAGTCCAAGGCTGCGTTGGCGATGTTGGCCAACTCTGCACTAGTAAATGCCATTCTCTTATTCCTCTCGGTTAAGCGGAACTAGAAAGAGCGTTTTGCACAGCTTCCATAAGGCTGCTTGGCTCTGCGTGTGGGGTTCCGCCCAATTTACCACCGGATGCCGACTTGATTGGCTTCTTATTGCCGACCCTAGCTTGGGTTCTGCGGTTCACTTGCATTACCCGCCGCACGGCGGTCAGACATAATAACCTTAACTCGGTCATCCAACTCATCTGCTTTGAGGTCATAGTCAGGATCGCTCGATCTAATCTTTTGTTCCCAAGCCACAACAGCATTGACTGTTTGGGTTTGCGATTGCTCAAGATGAGATCTATTGATTTGCTCTTGCGTTACCGCTTGCTGCGAACCAATACGCTGGTTTTCCGCCCTTAGTCTGGCGATCTCCGCTGCGTCACTTTCATCAATATAGCCATCATCAACACGTTGCTGTACGTCTTGCGGCAAAGTCTGCCCAGTTGCGACTGAAAGGTTGTCTAAGTAAGGCTGTAACGCTTTAGCAGCTTCCAATGGGTTGTTTTTCATTAGAGACATAATCTCAAACCCTTTGGCGGCTTCTTCCGGCGATAACCCTTCCCTTTGTAGATAACCTGTTATTTGATCGTACTGTTCTGCCTTTGGTCGCAGTTCGTTTCGCTCATTGATAAGCTTCTTGAACCGAGGGTGCTTGTTGAACGGAACATCATCAAAAGACTCACTTGCAGCAAGATCGCCGCTGTCTTCGTCATCATGTTCTAGATCATCATCATCCTCATCATCCGACTCTTCCTCACGCGGTTGCGAATCCGCTTCCTCGGCCTGCTCTTCTGGCTGCAACGTATCTTGTACGACTGCCAGCAAATCAGCTTCAGTTTCGCTCTCTACGGCGCTAGACGACTGCGCTTCTTCGTCTTGTTCTTCAACAGGAGCATCAGACGCTAGCCCCTCTTCGATCTCATTGATCATGTTTATCGTCCTTTGTTTGTAGATCATTATATACTTTTTTGATCGTATGTTTCAACAGTGCTGCCAAAATTACCGGTTCCCCATCGGTGGCAGCGATCCAGATGGTAATTGTTGAGGTGCATTAGCAGCGCCGCCAGCTTGCGGCCCCTGCATTGCTGGATCACCGGTTCCTTGCCCTTGCATCTGGTTCATAGACACAATCGATGGAATTTGATCAGCAATGGCCTCGTTTATTTCAAGCTTATCGTCAAGGCGTTTAAGCAGTTCTTTTGCTAGCCAAACTGGGTTGATGCCAGGAATTTGCAGCAAGAACGGCATGATGCGCTCGATGTTGGCAAGTTCTGCGGCACGGTTAGGCTTGCCGGTTGATCCAGCCTCGATCTCCAAGAAAACCTCTTCTTGGACGGTGTCTCTTGACATTTCTGGCCAAACAGCACCAGGCCCAACGATCTTTTTTACCTCATCAATAGACAACTCAAGCAGCATAACTTGTCCAGCCGCTCTAGCGATTTCGCTCATAAAGCTGTCTAACTCATCAACATTCGCGCCCATCGAGGACATCCGCGCCGACTCAGCGATGCTTGTCTCTGTCGCAGTTGCCTTTGATACTCCACCAAATTGGGCTTCTTGAGCGCCAACAACTAGCTGGATATCATCAAAAATGGTCTTAACTTCATAAAGATTGGGGTCAATACCAATCTGCTTGATCGGCTGAATAACATCGCCAACAGTTTGGCCAGCTGCCATTGCTTGCAGTTCGATGATCGCGTTGGCTGGATGCGTGGCAAGTTTTTCCTTATCCGCTTCCTCCAAAACGCCAGCTGGCGCTGCATATTTAGGCCGATTAGCGCGGCGATGCTCGCGCAATCCCTGTCTTGCTCGGTTGTACTCATGCTGCATTGGGATTAGCAGGCTGATATCTGACGGCGGATAAAGATGATCTTTATGCTCGATCTCATTAAACACAAGCGTGAATATTGGCCAGAATGTCTCGACTTTGACATCTGGAGCCATTGGCTCGCGGAGAAAATCGTCATGTCCGTCAGCAATGCAATACTGAACACCAGCTTTGCGGTCATAGTATTCCCAGATCAGCACCAGACCTTCTTTAGCGGCTTCTGAATCAATATCGTCATAGCTGCTACGGTTTTGGTACTGGTCTTCCGGCCCCATTAAACGGCCTTTGATATCATATTGGCGATATTTATCCTTGAGATCGACATCGTATATTTCCTTAACCTCATCAGGGGTAAGGTACATTTCATGGGCAACCCAGCTTGCGCCGACAAAACCGCGCATCTGGCGTGTCATTGGATCAACAATAATGCTGTTGGACTCAGGGAAATCAAAGACAAGACCTTCCCTAACAGTGATCATTGGCGCGTCCATCAATGACTTTAGAGAAAGCATCAACTCTTCCATCTCAGCGTCATCGCGATCAATCTCGCCTTTCGACACTTCTTCAGTCAGTCTACGGATATGGTCAATCTGCGCTTGGACATCAGCAATCTTTGCCGCCACATCTGGGCTTCTGTCCATCTCGCGCTGGAACCCAACTTTCACAAAACCAATTCCGGTTGTGACAACGCGCCGGACAAGGGCTTTCATTTGCGCTTTGAAGTTTGGCTGTTGCTCCGCCATGTAATAGTCAAACAATGTTTCGAGGGTTCTCGATACGTTGTCCAACATTTTGCGGTGCGCTTGGCCTTTCTCATAATCCATAATAACGGCTTGAGCGTCATAAG